TTTTTTTCACGGACCTTTTTTCTGACCGAGTTAAGTGACTTTGGGGATTGGAGAGTCATTGATGCTGTGGAGGCGCAGGGAATCGAACCCTGCTCCTATCTGCTCCACAAGTGGTTTTCAGACAGTCGAAACCAGAACGCCCCCGAAATCCAAAAAAGAGGGGGACCTCACCTACCCGAGACCCCCCCTATATTTTTTGCGACGCTATTGAATTGTGATGTGGGTTGCTAGTCAAGGGAGACTAACTGTTATCCGCTTTATCCTCCGTGAGGATGTCGGAAACCTGCTTGTAGTAGTTCCGCATTGATGTGGCGATACGATCACGAGATTCGTTACTGTAACGCTTATCAAATGGCGGGTGCTTCTTCAGCGTGCCCAGCTTCTCTGAATAGTTGTTCGCTACCTGAAGTAGCTCTTGTTCCCTTGTCATTGTCACTCCTTAGAGACGTTTTATCTCTCCCTGATAGTAAACACCCTTTTGTAGGGTGAAGCAAGTAATTGCGGGTTGCGAGTCCTCCTGGGCACCACGGCGGAACCAGTCAGAACCGTTGTCCATTGTGCTGGCTTGAACCCACCACCTACTCCCCCCCCTATTTGAATTTCCGAGCTCTTGAACGATCGTGTGATGGAAATGCCCTGTCACGAGAGTCGTTACAGCAGCAAGGTACTGTGACCCAAACAAAGCTTTCTTCCAGAAGTCAGGGATACCGTTCGGGTTCCTTACCTGGTGTCCGTGAATCGCACCGAGCACATGGAAGCCATCGCCGAACACGTCAACCGCGAAACCTTCTTCTTCGGGTTGTGGAATGTAAAACTTCACATCGAGACCGACCTCATGGGCGAGACGGCGAAGCTGTTGCAAGATGACAACACCCCAGTCGTCTTTACCTGGCCTGCCTACAGTTTGACCGTGGTGACGCCATTGACAATGGTTAGATGCAACCGAACCGTACTCGACGGGGGCATACTTAGTGCAACGCTTGATAAGGTCCCACATAATCGATGCAGCCATATCGACCTGTTGCATCGGTGACAAATCATTTGACTCAAGTTGTATCTGATCACCCTTGTTTGAGACAGACTCAATAATGTCACCAGCGTCAATGATGACAATCTTCTCTGGCTTCTCCTGCTTGATTGCATCCTCGATGCGATCGAACGAATCGAACACACGCTCCAACAATTCCTTAGTCCCACCACGGCTACCAGTCTTACCGACCTGAAAGTCCGACGGCACAACAACAAACGCTTTATCCTTACCGCGCTTCACCTGCTTCGGTGCTTTGGTTTTCTTAGCCTCAGCGAACAGTGTCGGCAAGTCAACGTCAGAAACTTTCTTGCGGAAATGGAAGCGATAGGCCGTGAGCCATTCCCCGTCCCAGCGTTGCCATTGAGAAGTACGAGGTGTCCCTACTACCTCATACTCCTCCGGGGGGTAGCCACGTTCCGCAAGAAACTCATCAAAGTTAGGGGCGTCAGGCAAACCCTCAGTCGTTGCGACACCCTCATTGCCGTCAAACTCTACAGCCGGACGGAAACCAGACGGAGCCTCTACTTTCTTCGCTGGCTGAAGATCGTCAAGCATCAGCGAAAACACCCACAAGACTTATTGCGGTGCAAACCAAGAGGACCCTCAGTAATCGACAACCCACGCATTGTGAGCTCACGAGCGAGAGTCTTAGCAGCCCACACTTCCGGGTTATCCAAAGCCTTCTGCAAAATGCCCTGATCCTTGTCATCCAAGGATTCCATAATGCGACCCATCTTGCACTTACGGGTACGGTCAGGCGGAATCAAATCTTCTAACATAATGCACCTCCAAGAGTGACACTAAATCAGGTTATCGGCAAGCCTAGGCATCGACACGCCGATGTCCATCAGTGACCGAATAACAACATGTGCTCCCGCGTCACGCGAATCGTCATACATTTTGTGTGCGCTCAGTTTGCAGATAAGCGAGTCGTCTTCCCAAACTCCCGCAGTTGTGCAACTATCACCGACGGCGCGGACGAGCTTATCGATGTCCGGGGGGACCGTCGGTAACGGTCTCTTGGAAGGGGGTACAGACCTTGGACGAGGGAGAAAGAACACGACACTGAGTTCGACCGGCCCAGAAAGCTCAACCCAGTCAACAAGTGCCATAGCATCGATCGCCGATTCTTCGACCCTTTTACGCCACGCAGGTAGTTTCTTAGAAGCCTCCACGAAGCGGCCATTGCCGATAGATTTTTTAGAGCCTTGTGGTGCCGGAATCCCGTAAACATCGAATGAAAGCTCCACACTCTATTTTAGAACGGTGCTTGATCGTCAATACCCTTGAGGGTGTCACCGAACACATCCGCCAAAGCAGAGTCCGCTGACTGCTGCGGAGCAGAACCAGGCTTCACAACCTTCATCTCCTCAGCGCGAACGTTCAACGAAACACCCTTACTGCCATCCTTTTTGTCAAACAGTTTGGTTTTCATGCGACCACGAACAAACACGCGATCACCCTCATTGATACCAGCCGGACCAGTGACAGAGAAATAATCCTTACCGGCAACTTTCCAGTCACCCTGATCATCCTTCATCATCTGGTTGTGGGCAACGTCATACACGACGCCCCAGTCGAACTGACGGATTCCATTCACGAAACCCTCGAACTCAATGTTTACAGCCATTAGCTTCCCTTTCCAAGATGGTCAGTGTTGACACAATCTTTCCTACCGCAAATCCGGGCCCCAGGCAACACCGGCATGCCGTCATCATCCACTGGGGTGACAGCATCCCTAGCGAACATTCCATGCCACGGAATGCACTTCCCAGAAACCGAATTCACTGTTTTCATTTTCCTTGCCCTACAAGAACTACACAAGAGAACGTTCTTCCGTGCAGCACTCGTCTCCCAACGTACACCGCACCGACGACATTCACTTATAGGCATCACCCTATTCTACGAAACTGTCTCTATAAAACCGATATTGGTATTAGCCCAGCGATGTCTTTGATCGATCGACATACCCTCCGTGTGCTTCACTAGCAAAGCAATACACGGTTTGCAATCAATAATCTGAGTCTCATGCGGAATACACACCGGCACAGGATCAGAACGCCAACCACGCTCCTCATCAGTACGAGAATTAGTCACAGCATCCAAAGCGATACGAGCATCCCGAGCCCGAGCAATAATGTGCTTCGGCTCTAAATAGTCAACCTTCTCATCCTGGCGTGCCAACACCAAAGCCTTCTGCGCCACACGCAAAGACAAATGCCCCAACACAGCATGCCAAGCCACCACCGTTTCCTCGCTCACGCGACGGTTATCAATAGCAGCAACATCCGCCAACAACAACTTCACTTCAGATTTATTCATTACCTTCCCTTTCCAACTCAGCCAACGCTTCGGCCCTCAAAGTAGCAGAGGTCGTGTTGCGACCCGAACGCTTCTGCGCCCGACCCATCCAATTCTGAAACGTCATATCCCAGTCAACCTTAGTCTTACCCGTAGACCACCAATAAGTACAAAACTGTTCGATTTCATAATCACGGTCAATGTCAGGCCACTTCGAATCAAACATTGCACGGAGACGATCAGAAGGCTTCCAATCATTAGGGAGCTTTATAGCTCTCTTATTGTTTTCTCTCTTGTTGTTTTCTCTTAGTTGTTTTCTTAAGAGAGTGCCCTGCGCCACTGTGCCCGACGCCACTGTGCCGTGCACCACTGTGCCCGAGGGGTCTCTGGATGGATTCAACTCATAACGGTAACAACCGAGTGTCCCATCACCGTTCTTAGCCCTGGATACCGATATCCACCCATCAGCCTCCAATTCGCGCAAAGCAGACCTGAAACCCTTAGCACCAAGCCCTGTTTCAGCCACAATCTGACGCACCCTAATCTCATAACCAACCTCATGCGACAACAAATAAATCAGCAAAAAGTTAGCGTTGACAGTCAAACCAGTCTTACGAATCCACGCATTCGGGACGATCGTAAAGTTCTCATCGACCGGCAAACTATTCCTGTAAACTCCACTCTCCATCAAAACCCACCTTTCCATCATCATCGCCCCAAAGCCTCGCCAACTGTGCTTTCTGCCAGTACAGCTCAGACTTCGCAAGCATTATTTTCTTATTCTTTAGTTGCTGAGGATGCCCAGGATGCTCCCTCCACAACCTACGCACTTCCAAACCGAGCTCAGCAGCCCAGTCCACCTGATCCTCCATTGCTCTCCTAAATGAAAGGGCTTATGTCATCAATGACAATCTTCTCTCCCTGTGGCGTCAAAACATACCAGGCAAAGTCCACACAATCAAAAACGGGCATTTCAGTGCCGTCCCACTGACTGAGTTTGTGACCCCAACCGCGAGCACGCGCAGCAACCTTAGCGTTCGATTCCATCTGAAAGTTGTAATCCGCGCACACCATCAAAAGATTGGCGGGTCCATTAGCTCCCGTATTGTTTTCTCGCGCAGTTCGGCTCTTAGCACCGCCCATACCACGATTCCTTCGATGATGCACGACAAGGCCAGTGTCAGTGCCGCAATGCCAACAATGATCATCTCGCCCCTCTACAAGCTTCCTAATCGACGCCTTTACTTGTCCTGCCATAATCATCCTCAAATCTGATTACATCATCATCATCGATCTTCCCAGATTGCACCTCAAAGATTCTCATGTCACCCACCATTGCGGTGAGTCGGTGAATCTGCTCACGATCAATATAAATTGAGTCACCAGGACCAATCAGGTACGTCTGCTCCTCCAGAGTCAGCTCACCGTTACCGGCTTCGACAAACCAGAAAGAACCCATGTTCTCGTGCAGATGCAATGACGTGCGATTGCTCTCATTCAAAATAAACTGGCGGACAACAAAATTTTCCCCACGAAACCAATCCACGGATACCCCCCAGGGGGTATGTGTTTTTTTCACAATTTCATCTCCGCCTGAGCCATCTTCGCCCGAGTAGCCAACGCCATAATCTCAGACTCTATAACCCTGAGTTTCGTTTTGACGCGATTTACTTTGGCGCGTGCCAAATCACGTTCAAAGCGAGCGTCAGCAGCCTCTAACTTAGCTAAGGCTTGACGGTCTGCGACGGTGCCTTGCGCCTCCAGAAACGCTTTGGACTCGGTAAGGTCAAGCTCGTGTTCTTTTTCAGCCAACTCTGATTCAGCCTCGAAGAGAGCATCTACACCCTTACGGTTCGTCTGTGTTAGCTCCGCTAACTCCTTGACTATGTTTGACGGCATCATTTAGCATCGACATCCGTTCCAACAAGCAACCCCGCCAGAAGAGGATACGTTCGAGATCATTTTTTTGCACGCTTTCCAGGTACGCTTGCAGGACCTCCTGGACGCTCGCCCTCAGAATCCTGTAATCGTTGTGCATGATTCTTGACCTCTTCTAATACTTCGTCACTTGCTCCGGCCGCTTTTGCTTCCGTCCACAACAACCGTAGCTCATCAGCCGACGTACACTTGGAAGCTTCGGCGATATAATTTCTATTCGCCTGCGGGACTTTCCGCATCTCCTCACGAGAAGCACGCTTATTACCGTGCATCCCAAGGTTTGCAAGGCAACGACCGATCGACGAGGTTTCCGTATTCTCGGCAGCGAACTGACTAGAGCTCTTCTTTTCCGTGGCGTAACCAACCGCTTTCGCTAACCCAAGCGTTTGATCCTCAGCATTCAAGTAGATACACGTTTTGAATATCCACTCCTGCTCATCCGGCACAAGCTCCGTAATAATGCGCCCATCGTTATGAGCGTCATAGAACTTGCGGATTCTAACTTCGACCATTTCATAGTCATCGGGATTCCAACCCATTACTTACCCCTTCCAATCGTAAAGACGTGACCACACTCAGTACACGTTTGGTTCGCGCTACGATCTGCAGCACTGAAGAAACGTGTGCACTTCGGACAACGAATCTGAATCATTTTTTCACCACCAACCATGGAGTACCGGAGCCCCGCGCTTGACGTTGCGCGACAACCCACTTCTTACCGTCTTTCATAACGTAACCATACTTCGCTTTGCCCATCGCATCCAACACCACACTCTTGCACTGATTCAAATGCTCCTCAGATGCGTAAAAGTTAGCTTGCGCTTTTGTCAATGCAAACCCGAGCTCACCAAGATTAACCTCAGCGTCCTCTATATAAGGGTTTATATAACGCACAGCCTCATACGTGGCTTTGCTTCCATCCCACCCAGGCTTATCCAGACTGTCTAAATGATTCCAAAAACGTGTCGCAGCAGTAATCTGACTGACCGCTTGAAACGAATCATAGTCAATCCAACGCTCCTCGTAATTCCAACCAGCTACAGCAACAATTACAGCCTTTTCCAACTGCAACACCTCCATGTAGTGTTGCACCTGAGCAACATAAGCAGGCGGAGTCTCACCCCATGTACCGCGAGATGTTTTGATCTCCACAACAATCCACTCGCCAGTTTCTTTATGGCGTGCCAAAGCATCAGGATTAGCAACAATGTACTCGTGCTCGCGGTGACGCCAAGTGCCCGTCAAGAACACTTCGTAGTCGGGATGCTCCTCAGCCCACAATTCAAGCATCGGTAGCTCGAAAGCACGACCGAACCGAATCGACCAATTCTCTGGCGGATTATCCGGTATCTGACCTGTACGTTTAGCCCACAAAGCAAACGCTGACTCCCACGGGTTCAACCCCATAATCGTTCCGATCTCAGAGCCACCAATACCCGAATGCCGGGCCTCATGCCACTCCTCACTACCAGACTCAAAAACACCTAACAACTGAGCTCCATTGAACTCACTAGGCGCATATGTTTCAAACATGCTGTCCTTTCCTTTACGATGAATATATGCGGAACAGCCGACACGAACCCGATCCAAGAATGGAGTTCCAAGCGGCCCTCAATACGGCAGAAGAAATACCCTGCCAAGACATGCCGGAACTGTTTTTCCCTGACGACTTCATTGACAGGAAAACCCGCGAATCCGTCATCAGCACAGCCAAAGCATTATGCTCACAGTGCCCCATCCAAATGGAGTGCCTCTTGTACGCCATCAGAGCTCGTGAACATTACGGCATCTGGGGTGGCACACTACCGAACGAACGCTAACCGTCCTCCGGATCAGGCACACTGCTAGATGTAAGAATCATCTCGAATGATCCCGGCAGGGTAGCCTCCATAAGCTTCTCTGTGAGCTCACGAGCCTCCTTTACCGTTACAACCAACGTGCCCACACCGCCACGGTGCACACAATCAAAACCGTGCTCAGACGTAATAACGATCTCGTCGTGATGTCTTTCAACCTCAAACATTAGAACCCTCCGATAGTAAATAGCTAACCCATATTGTCAAAAGAAAAGTGGTTGTAGCGAAAAACGCTGCACCACCTAGCAGGAGCCAAAATTCACGCACCTGGACCACCATGGTTTTCCTACGCTTGTAGGTTTCCCTTTTTCTCATAATCGGAGTAAATCACAAACCTCTGACAATCACAAGGATTGACACATTCAACCGTTACTATAAAGTTATGCAAGAAATGACAAAAGTGCACATCGCGCAGCACTCACTAGAAATGGTGGCCGACATGCGCGACTGGGAGCTGTCCCGTCTGCAACTTGTCACAGACGTGCTCAGAGACAAAGTACGTGAAGGATACGCCTCCGGTCTCGGTATTAGTGAGCTCGCAAAAAAAGCTGGTGTCACACGACGCACAATCCAACAATGGATTGACTGATCGCTATACTTGTATAGCAGTCCCTCCGGCACGCATGTAAAAGCCCTCCGCGAGGGACTCACCCTTTTCCGGGCAAAGTAAAACCCCCGAATCGGTGGTGGGTGATTCGGGGGCTTACTCGATTGGAGAGTTCCATTATGGAAGTAATAGAACTATATCATTGGCAGCTATCACACTGCAACAACTCCATCGGATCGGTTGGGCAGACATAACCGTCAACAACATCATCCATATTTACTCCACTGGTTTGCGATCGTACTGAAGAACCGAAGTCAACAGCGACATGATTCCAGCAAGTGCGCTGATTGACAAGACGGATACCCAGTTTACATCCATCACACCAAGCGCTGTCCCACCAATGGTTGCAAGCGCGGTCTGGGCGATTGTTTTCACGGCTCTTTCCGTGGCGTAATCAAAATAACGACGAACCTTATCCATCACCATTCTCCTCTTTCCTATACAGTGATTTGTCCTCCCACACAGCACCGAAAATATAACTGGTGAGTATGAGCGTAATCAACGCTACACCACCAGTAACTAAATCTGAAACATCAGACATATTCCCCGTCAACGCAACAACAGTGCTGCCGAGTAGCATGATCGCGCCAATCACGAACGAGGCCAGTATGTACCTGCGACGATTCCTCCAAGATGGTTTCTGCAAAATGTACCTCACTCCCTTCAACAAATTGGTGACAAAAAATTTTATAGTGTTTTTCACGACATCAGGTTGAGAAGAATTGGTGTGACCGCCGCAATCGCGCTCACCAACGCCATGCCTTGCCAAATCCGCATTTCGACCCTGCGGATACGTTGCTCATGATCAGAGAGCTTCCGATTCATGTCACGTTCTAAATCATCAAGCTGTTCTTTCATGCCAGGTAAAGAATTAGCGATTTTCTCTACACTTGACCTGAGTTGTTGCAATTCCAGGTAAACCTCCTTGACACTGATGCGAGCCGAACCGTTAGTTTCTTCCGGCATTACCAACCTCCTTCATTCAAGAAGGTTTGCAAAGACCGAATCAAAGCTCGATCTCGTCTACCAGTGATAGCGCCCTTGTAATAACCTTTAGCGGTCAACATTCTTGCCACGGCAGCCCAAGTGTTTTTCCCGAGTATGCCGTCTGTTACAAGTTTGTGCGGGGCTTCCGCTTTACTAAAAAAAGGCATCGGGTCCACCGTGTTACCCCAACGACGTGATTTACGCACCTCGAAATGCAGGTGAGGCCCTGTGGAACGACCTGTGTTGCCCGATAAAGCCACTTTCTCGCCTTCGACAACCCGAGTGCCCTTATTCAAATGTGAAGGCTTCTGAAGGTGATAGTAAACAGTGAACAGATCGGGGGCGTGCTGAATAATCAACGTGTACCCGCCGGAACCGCCTGCGCCTTTGTGTACGATTGTGCCGTTCGCGGGCGCAGTCAACGGTGTACCCACAGGCAATGCCACGTCAATACCGTGATGGAACTTGCGTTTCCGTGTAATCGGATCAGTCCGGTAACCGAATGGAGAGTTCTTGTTGACCGTGTACCCCTCAGGCCAAGGTTGTGACAGCTTCATCAGACCACCACTTCAGCGCAGAAATGCTCGCTACAGGCTGGTCCGCACGCGGGTGTGTCACATTCGTGTGTTTGTCGGCAAGAAGTCCAAGGGCAGGTGCGCTCAGTCATGAGTTACGCCTCTACAGGGTCAGAAACAGGTGCAACGAACTCATCAAGCTCAGAATCGTAAGTGAAATCATAACCAGGATAGCGACCCCTGAAGTTGCCATTGTAGGAGCATTGCAACCAGGTTCCATCCATGCCAAGAGAAGAAATGAAAGCCTGCCCCAGCGCTTCCTGCTCCTCACCGTTCTCATCAGTGATTACATCGTTGTTGACAACAATGATTTCCTGCACTTTGTTATCGGAATCTATCCGCGCAAAATGAGCCATTAGACAGCCACCCTCACAATCACAATACCTGAGCCTCCAGCGCCAGGGCCCAATGTATCTGACCCTCCTCCACCGCCTCCGGTGTTTGCCGTTCCGCTTGTTCCGCTTCCGCCTGATGAAGCTCCTGCTCCACCACCGCCTGAGCCTCCAGCGCCTCCCGTTGAACCGCCGCGACCTCCTCCTCCTCCAGCGTAAGTGACTGAAGCGCCTGTTATTGATGAAGCTGAACCGTTACCACCAGCACCGCCCGTTGTGGATGATGATGTGCCAGCGCCTACAGCGCTTGCCCCACCCCCACCGGATCCTGAACTAGCTGTGGAAGTAGTACCACCGTTGTTTCCCAGTGGAGAAAACCCTAAACCTCCAGCCGGATTAGTGCCAGTGTTGCGACCACCTCCGCCTCCACCAGACGCACCGTTTTGACCAGCCGCCCCATAAACTGAACCAGAGCTGTTGAACGCTAACGCCCCTCCTCCACCACCGCCAGGGGAATAGAAGTCACCGATCCGGCTTGCGTTTCCGTTGCTCCCTAATTTTCCTTCGTTGCTGTCTTTCACTGGTGCAGCACCACCAGCACCAACAGTTACCGTGAGAGATCCGGCAGGAAGATAAGCGGAGGTAATAGGAACGAAACCTCCGGCTCCACCACCACCTCCCCAACCATGTCCACCGGAAGCCCCAGCGCCAATAACGAGCAATTCAGCAAACCCAGCCGTACCCACC